ACCTATCCTCTTTTGTTGAGGGTATAATAACACACACTAAGCCTGATGGTAAGTTGCATGTACGTTTACTACAACATAGGACTGCCACAGGAAGGTTCAGTGGTGCTGATCCTAATATGCAGAACATGCCTAGAGGTGGTACGTTCCCTGTTAAGAAAGTATTCGTATCACGTTGGGATGGTGGTAAGGTACTTGAAGCTGACTTTGCTCAGTTAGAGTTTAGAGTATCAGCTTATTTGTCACAAGATGGAGTCGCTATTGAAGAGGTCACTACTGGATTTGATGTACACTCGTATACGTCTAAAGTTATTACAGATGCAGGTCAACCGACTTCTAGGCAGGATGCGAAAGCACACACATTCGCACCTCTCTATGGAGCAACAGGCTTTGGAAGAACAAAAGCAGAAGCTGAGTACTACACACACTTCACAGAAAAGTACCAAGGAATCAAGTCATGGCATGGCAGATTGGCTAAAGAAGTTATAAGTACAGGTAAGATAACTACACCATCAGGCAGACAGTTTGTATTCCCTGATGTAAGAAGAAATGCATTTGGTAAGGTGTCACACTTTACTCAGATAAAGAACTACCCTGTTCAGTCCTTTGCTACTGCTGATATAGTACCATTGATACTTATACAGATAGAGAATGAGCTAAGTATATTGAAGTCTTGTATAGTTAATAGTGTACATGATTCCATAGTGATTGATGTACATCCTGATGAGATACAAAAGGTGATACATGTTATTAAGATAGTCAATAGTTCTATGATTAGATTGATTGAGACTGAGTTTAATATTAAATTCAATGTGCCATTATTATTAGAATCAAAAATAGGTGATAATTGGCTTGACACAAAAGACGTTATATGATATAACTGTAAAACTTATAGGAAAGGTAATAGTATGAGCAATGAAATTACGACAATAGACACGGACAACTATGCTGAGATGGCGAAAGCTATGGGTATAGCAGGTGATACAGGGTCAGCAGATACAAGTAAAGCTAACCCATTGCCTAGATTTAGACTCCACCATAATAATATCATGGGAGTTAAGAAGGTTGGTGGAGAATCCATTGAAGCAGTAGTAGTTAAGGGTGGCTCTTTTAAGTTAGAGAGACCTGACATGCCTGTTTTATATGCACCAAAAGTTCAAATCAGACCATTCATACAGAGGTTTATGTACAAAAGGTTTGTTAAGAATATGTCTGCTAAATCAGGCGAGCCAATGGGTACTTATCATAAGACACTCATGGCAGATAATCTTAACAATGATTTGAAAGACAATCAGGGTGGTTTTAATTGTGGTAAACCATCAGGTTACATCAAAGACTTCAAGGGATTGCCTGTTGCTACACAAGAAGTAATCAAGCAAATAAAGAGAGTAAGAGTTATCTTTGGTCTTATTGACATGCCTAATGCAGTTGATGAGAAGGGTGATAAGGTTTCACTAGACGTTACTCCTTTTATATGGGAGATAGACAATCGTGATGCCTTCAAGACTATGGGAGAACCCTTTACTAAGTTCTCTCAGACTAAGAGACTTCCTGTTCAACATCACATAGAGCTTACTAGTGAGGAAAGAGCATTACCTAGTGGTGCTAAGTTTTACTTACCTAACTACTCTCTAGATTTACAGAACAGTGTTACTGTGAATGATGATGACCAAAATACGTTCATTAACTTCATGTCATGGATAGATAATTATAATAGTTATATATTCAACGAGTGGGAAATGAAAGCTAAGAAACCTGTCAGTCAGTCAGACAAAGACACAGTCAATGACTTTATTGATGTAGATGTGGCTGACGTATAATGAACCACCCTGCTGAAATGATGATTCATCAGTATCTGCAAAATGCCACAAGTGGTAAGTCAGCTATGAGCCAAGATAATATTGAGCAAGTGGCTACTGATATTAAGGATGCTTTGAATCGTCAGTTCAACACGAAGAGAGAAGAAAAGTTTAGGTTACGTATGTCTAATATAGGTAGACCCTCATGCCAACTATGGTTTGAGAAGAATAAACCTGAGACTGCGTTACCTAAACCTACTACCTTTGTAATGAACATGATGATTGGGGATATAGTTGAAGCAGTATTTAAGGCAGTACTAAGGGAATCTAATGTTAAGTTTGAGGACACAGACACTGTGAAGCTTGAGCTTGATGAGAACCATACTATATCAGGTTCATACGACTTGGCTATAAATGATGCAGTAGACGATATTAAGTCTGCATCTGATTGGTCATACAAGTATAAGTTTGATTCATACGAATCTCTACATGCAGGAGATAGCTTTGGTTATGTAGGACAACTTGCAGGGTATGCAAAAGCTGCAGGTAAAAAAGCAGGTGGTTGGTGGGTGTTAAACAAAGCCAATGGACACTTTAAGTATGTACCTGCTAGAATTGAGATGGACTACGAGCTTAATAGAATAAGAGAGAGTATCAAGAAAGCTGAAGCAGAAGAGTTGGTACGTTGCTTTGAGCCTGAACCTGAAACATTCAGAGGAAAAGAGACAGGCAACATAATACTAAATAAGAACTGCACATTCTGTTCTTATAGAACTACTTGTTGGGAGAACTTAATAGAGCTACCTGCACAGATGTCTAAGGCAAAAGAGCCTAAGATGGTTCAGTATATAAGTCTAAAGGAAGCTTAAATGGCTATCCCTAAAGTAAGAAAAGAAGCACTAAAGTATGGGTACAGGAGTGGGCTAGAACATTCTATCTCACTCTACCTTACTGAATTAAAACATAAATATGGTTATGAGACTATTAAGATAGAGTGGGAAGACCTAACCTATCGCAAATACACTCCTGATTTTATACTTAGTAATGGTATTATAATAGAGACAAAGGGTAGATTTGTAACAGCAGATAGAAAGAAACACATACTAATAAAACAACAACATCCTAACTTAGACATACGTTTTGTATTTACTAATAGTAGAAGCAAGCTAAGTAAAGTTTCTAAGTCTTCTTATGGTCAATGGTGTACTAGATACGGATTCAAATACCATGACAGAATAATACCTGAAGATTGGTTAAAGGAAAAGGGTAAGAATAAACACCCTGAGTTTATAAAATTTGCAGGTTCTAAATTAAGGAGACCTAGTTGACAGTTAAGAATAAGATGAGAGATGAGGACTTTGTAGTTAATATAAGACCACAGATAGATAAACACTTTAAGTGGACAGGAGAAGTTTACATATCTATAATGAGTTCAGAAGACAACCCACTAGACGATGATGACTACTATGGTGTGCTAGAGTTCTGTAGGACTATGTGTGCCACAGTACCTCTGATGGAAAGAGATGAAGACTTACGATTGAGGGCAGTTGAAGAAGCTAAAAGAAACGATGAGATACCCTCACCTAAAGGGAAAGTAGTTGACAGACATGACAATGTTGTGGTACTCTCTTTTGAAGCAGACACAGATGGCAACGCATAATGAGACACATGGAGTATATGAAAATGAAACAAGATGAAGACATGGTTAATCATCCTAGTCATTATAACGAATCAGGTATTGAGTGCATTGATGCGTTACAGGCTATGTTAGGTAGTGGCTTTGAGGATTATTTACAGGGTAATATAGCTAAGTATCTATGGAGATACAAGTATAAGAATGGTACTGAGGACTTACGGAAAGCACAATGGTACTTGAATAAGCTTATAGAGGTGTCTAATGAGAGTTAAAATCATGGCAACCTTGCAGGTAGACCCTGAAGAATATCCTGTACCATCTGACGGAGATGTCACAGAAGACTTTGAAGATTATATGCGTGAACTGTTTCACGATTTAGAGGGTGTTAAGATTTCCCATATTAAGATACTAATGGAGTAAGATATGATAAGCAACTATTTACCAACAGACTACCAAAACTTCATAGCACTCTCTCGCTATGCAAGATGGAAAGAAGAAGAACAACGCAGAGAGAATTGGGGAGAGACCATTGATAGGTACTTTGACTATATGGAAGGTCATCTAAAAACTAATCATGGTTACAGTCTAACTAAAGCACTGAAGGAAAAACTGTCTACACAGATACTGAATCTAGGTGTTATGCCTAGTATGAGAGCCTTGATGACATCAGGACCTGCCCTAGACAGGTGTCACGTTGGTGGTTATAACTGTAGTTATATACCTGTTGATAGTCCACGAGCCTTTGACGAATGTATGTATGTACTAA